TAGAACTAGCGTAAGCACCATCAATAACAGAGAATGCTATTGGACTTTGAGCCAGATTAATCGAAGGTGGTGTTTGATTTATGGTAATTGCCATCTATTTGAGAATTATATACTATTATAACAACAAAGTGTAATATCGTACCTACACAAAAAAGGAGCTCTTTTGGAACTCCTAATTTGAACGTAGATGTTTAATCAACCGTTATGAGAAAGTGTGCCCATAGAGCTCCAATTAATCTCTAAGCTGTTGTAGAGCTACTAGGTCCTGTGTAAATACTTCTGCTATTGCTTCTTCTAACATATAAAGCAAGTCGTTTTGTGCTTGCTCTACTGCGTCTGTCATAAATGGAAAAGGCTTTATACCTTTTTTATTAATTGCTCTTCCTATTAAAAATGCTTGTGATTGGTAGGATATAAATTTACCTTTTTTATCTCTAAATCTAGGTATCTTTTTTACTTTGATCCAGTTTAATAGTTTGCTAAAGAATTCTCCTTCTGGATTAATACCACGATTAGGATATTTCTTTCTACCTGATTCTACATAATCTCCATAGTCTATATAGTAAAATTCTACATCAGCACCAATATCTGAGGTTTGATCTGCTACTATATTGTAACCAATAGATCTTGATAGAGTAAAGGTAGCGTCCTTTTTACCTCTTAATAAGTTAGCTTTTGCTAGAGCTACTACCATAGTAGCCCATGTGTTTAAAGCATTGTAGATTTCTGGAGCAATCATTAGTCACATCCATTTATGCCACCATTTGCTTCTGCATCGGTAACGTTATAAAATAAACAGTTACTTGGATTAAATGGTACAGAGATTGACATTGAGCAAGAGAATCCAGCTAAAATGTTGTCAAATCTTTCTTGAAATGGAGTCATTATTACGTCTGTATTAATATTGAACTCGTAAGGTTGTGCGTTATTCTTCATATACACCACAATATCAGATAATGTTAACATTGAAGTATTCCAAACATCTAAAATATTGCTAGGAGTTTTGTAGTCTTTTACAAGAGAGTTAAATTCGCCAGTAGAATTCTCTAATACTTCTTGTACTCTATCCATTACAAGTAAGTTTACATTGTAAATCATTTGAGAGTATCCAGAAATTGTTGTGTTGTTAATAACCATGTAAGCCAATGGAAATAACGTTTGTTTCGCTGTATCGGCCTCCATAAAATCATCTGACACATTAAATGTTTTGATGTTAGGATGTGATAAACATACATTGTTAAAGAATTGAGTAAAGCTATATAAAGTTTGCATGTCTTAGAATCTTTTATTTTTTAAAACTGGGTTACCACCTTTAAACACAAATGTTTTGGCGTTAGCAGTTTTTTTCTTTTCTACGTATTTTGCCAATTTTTCTATGTTCTTGGCCTTAGGCGAGTAACCAAGATATATCTTTTTTTCACTCATATTATAAAACCCAACCGTTAGTGTAAGCTTGACCTTTGTCAGGGTAAACGTTATCTAATTGACCATTAGACTGATTGTACTCTGGATAAATTTGGTTATTGGCAATCAAATAGGTTACCAATCTCTCTTGATAGAATTGCGCAGTTTGTAATTCTTTCTGCAACAAGAAGTCAATATCGTTTTTGCTTGGATTAGTAGCTTGTTCAGATACATTTTTATAAATGCTACCATTAGCTATAGTGTAAGCCAAGAAAGGTAAAGCTTCACATACAGAAAAGTGTACTAATGCATCTACAATGTAAAGATCTATAAGTAATTTATAATTTCCTGTAATTGTTTTTGCTTCTACATCGTCTTGTAATTTTTTGTACAATACAGTACCTAATGCAGTCAAGATATTTTTATCTTGTGCAGTTTTTACAAAAGGAATGATCTTTTCTGGATCTATATTACCACCAACGTAAGAACGTTTAATGATGTCATTTCTTGATATAAAGAGGACGTTTCTACTCATCTTATTTGCTTATTTCGTAATTGTGTTCTAATTCCCAACTATTCCAATCTTGTTTAGAGAAAGCTTGAGGTGTTGGACCTTCAACATATCCAATAGTTTCGTTTGGATTGTTAGTATCTACATCTCCTTGGCTAGGATCTGGTTCTACTCCTTCTAAGTCTGGTACATCGTTAGGATTTTCTATAATCTCCTGTGCATTTTGGTCACCGGCTTCACCTTGTAATTCAGCCAAGAAGCCAAAAGGAATCAATGGAGCAAAGTATAACTCGCTAGCATCGTACCCGTTGTATTCTATGATACCCTGGATCTGCTTGACCAGCTCTTCTTGCATTGGGTTGATTACCATAGCCATAAAGATTTCGTAGCTGGTTTTGAGCTCGTCTGCGTTAGATGAAAAACCTGATGAAGTCTTGATTCCAAGTAACATTTGACTTGTAATTCTGTGTGCCAACATAATCTTTCTTGAAGACTCTTCTGCAATGAAATCGTATTGTTGGTGTAGATTCTCTGGTCTTAACATTTCAACAGTAGTCTTTTGCTCTGCATTCTCGTTAAAGCTTAAGATAAACTTACCAGCATTTGAAGTGCCAGCAAATTTAGATGCTATAGTTGTTTCTAACAAATATTGCTCTTCTGATGCAGGTAAACCACCATTAAAGTTAATGATAGTACTTGGCATGAAGTTATTCAAGATATTGTTGATGTGTAAGTTTGCTACTTCCTCTTCTACAGCGCAGTATTGAATTGAGCTATAGTAGTCAGGCACTCCATAATAGAATTTACCTGGAGAATACTTTTTAAAGTAGATTACTTGTGTATCGTTTTCCCATTCGTCTGTACCAAATGCAGGAATTCTTGTTGGTTGTATTTTTTTGTTTGTCCAATCTGAAGAATAGTAATAAGCTGGAATAGTTCCTTGCTCGTCTACTTTCTCTGCTCTTAATGTGTCTACTGGTAAATGATAAAATCCAATGATTTGCTCTCTGTCTTCTGAGAATACACACTGAATAGATGCGTTACCAAACATCTTATAATCGAATACAATCTTTCTGATCTCTTCGTTAGTAGTTAATTTATAAACGTAGTCTTCTAATTGTTGAGCTCCTTTTTTTCCCTTAACTCCCTTACCATAAATTAAATCCGTAGATCCATCGATACAAGCCTGATTTGTAGGACTTGTTTCGTATCTTTTGATAAGCGTAGTAAAGAAATCATCAGAACCATCAATTCCAATTTCTACGTGTTGTTTCCTACCTTTAGTTTCTGTAATCTTTGGTAAGATATATCCACCAGAAAGATTTACTACTTTAACTCTTGACTCTTTTGTTTCCATAATTAATATTCGTATATAATATATTCGTTATTGCTGCCAGTGTAACTCATGATTGGATCTGAATTTCTTACTGTAGCTGATTCCGATGTTGGTAATATTTCTCCTCTATACAACATAGTACATTGTGCAGATCCACTTAATTGGTATATCTCAAAAGAATAGAATTCTGTTGGTACCAAATTTAAACTAGCAGTTACACACAAAAAATCGTAAGCGTCGTAAGAAGCAGTCACATTCGTCACATAGGACTCTTTATTCGAGTCTTCACTAATTAGGTTAAGTGCAACTTTAAAAGGAGCTAACGCAGCAGTGGGCATAGTTCTAACTCTGAATGTAGATCTAGATCCTGAAGCTTGTGGTGTTATTACTATCATGGCAATTGTATCATAGATTATAACTGAAAACTACCCTTTTGTTTTGTTAACGACCCTGGCCACGATAAGCTTTAGGTCTTTGACTATGTTTGTTGTAGCTTTTTTTAGCGTGACCTCTTTTTTTAGTGTCTGATACTACAATTGCTGCAGCTGTTTTAGCTTTTGCCATTTTATTACTGTTTTACTTTACAAAAAAATACCCCATCTGAAGGATCAGACAGGGCACTTAGACATGGATATATGAGCAGTCCCATAAAGGGAACGTTTATATCAATTCGTTTTTACTAGCTATTACTTCCGTAAACAACTGTAGGTGCGTTAGCAACTCCAGCGAACGGGTTAGCAACTGTTGAACCTGTTAAGAAGTTCGCAGGTAATTTCTCCTGACCAGTGAATACTGCAGTGTATCCAAATAAGTCACCGTATGCTTGACCAGTAACAATTGTACCAGCTGTCATATCAGCGCCTTCATTTTTACCCACTAACAATGATTCTCCGTTTCTAGTCTGAACAACGATTTGAGGACGACCGTAAGCCAATAATTTGAACTCTTTAGTCATCGTAGCTTCTAACTTCTTAAGAGTAATTGATAACTCTTGGTTGAAGAAAGTAGTACCGTTGTCGCGACTTGTGTTAACAGTTTCAGTGTAGCCATTTGCACCTTTCAATTCGTACTTGTAAGCTGTAGATCCTGAAGGAAATGCAGTTACTTCGTCGTTAGCGTTAAGTGTGTAGCTACCTGTGCTATAGTTAATGAAGTATACGTTTGCAAGACCAGCTATGCTGTCTTTACAAGGTTCGTTTCTTCCTAATGTTATATTACAAGGCATTTTATTATAATTTTATTCTGTTCTTTTTTAAATAAGGAGGCCAAACTAATGACCTCCTATAATATTCTTTTAATCAATCAGAGATTAAGCAAAGTTGTACACAACGTCAGAACCGAATCCAACTTGTACACCAGCTGTATATCTCATGATAATTCTCACGTTTTGAGAACCATCTAAATCAGCCATATCTAATACTTTAACTTCGTTTCTGTCAGACAATAAAGCTGTACCGAAGAATAAGTTAGATTTTTGAGCTGCAACTACTGAAGTAGCTGGTAAACCTGGGCAATGCAATAAAGGAATACCTTGGAAATCCATTGGCTTCAATCCAATAACTGTTTGGTTATTGTAACCGTTAGCAAAAGAAGAACCTCCACCAACCGCAGTTTGGAAAGCTTTCATTGTAGCAGTAGAAACATAGATACCTAAATCTTCTTTACCGTATACAGTTGTAGGAATTAAATCTACTACTGATTGTAAAGCCGCGATTACTGTAGAAGAACCAGTGATAGCACCAGCGCTTGCTCCAGATACACCTGCAGAACCAGAGATAACTCCACTTGCAGCTGTTCTAAATAAAGAATCAAAAGATTGGAATTGACCTGTGCTTGCGCCAGAACCAGTCCAGATGTTTTGTTCAATTTGTTGAGCAACTTGAGCAGCAACTTGACCGATCATGAAATCAGTGAAAGAAGCAGGTAAGTTGTCGAATACAGAAATACCCATCTCAATAGCTTCCCAGTCAGAACGGAAGTCTTTCTTACATAATTGTAAGTTAACTTGGAATTCTTCTGGTTGCAAGATAGCTTCTGTTAAAGTTACTGTAGAAGTAGCAGTGAAATCACAAGATGCATCAAAGATAGCGTTTGTGTTGTTGTACTTTTTGATAACTTCTTTGTACTTAATATTTGGTTTGATTGTTATGTACTCTTTATCTAGAGTTGGAGCTGATAACAAAGCAGCTGCGATGTACTTACCAGAGAATTGTCCG